ATTATTTTTTTAATAATAATAATGAATATAATATAATAAATGGTTCAGAAATAAACAATGATATATTTGGTCAATATATTATAATTGATGAAAATACTTCATATAATAATTTAGGAATTTTACAAAATAATGAAATTATTTTACAAAATAACGCAGGTATTTTACAAAATAATGAAATTATTTTACAAAATAATGCAGATAATTCAAATATTTGTTGTAAAATATTTAATTTTTGTATAAATAAAATTTAAGTTTTCATAAATGAAAAATGAATAGAATTTTTACTATTTTCTTTTCTATATCCTGTTAAAATACACCATTCTACAAATAACCATAATGCTATAATAATAGTATCCGGATATTTTATTGAATAATAAAATAGGCAATAAAATGTAATAATAGTTGCAAATACAAATAATATAGAACCTGTTTGATGCCAATTTCTAGTATCATCTAACCATAATATAATGAGAATACTTACAATCATTAATAATATTACTATTTCTTTACTACCTGATGTTTCTTCAACTTCATCTTTATTTTTACATATTTCACCCATACTTGACATAAAAGTATTTATTGCAGTTAATCCTAAAAAGAATGCAATTGAAAATAAAGATATAAAACTATTTAAAAATTGAATTTTACTAATAATTTTCATTTTATAACATATATAAATTATTAAACAAAAAACAAAAAATATTAATAATCCGCCTAAAACAGTAGGTGCTAAAATATCAGTTAAATTTGAATTCCAATCTAATGAAATAAATACTGATCTATAAATAATTAAATAAATTGTTAAAAATGCTAAAAATGTAAAATTTTTATTAAGAGAGTAAGTAAATGAACTAAATAATTCTATTGCTAGTTTTGGATTTTTAACCTGATAAGAATAATATAAATATGTAGATGTTGATAGAAATATTATTAATGATGTAATCATAATTAATTTAAATTTTGAAAAATATAATTCTCCTTTATAATAATAAGTTATTATATGACTAAATGCATAAATAAATATTAATGAGTATATAATACTTAATAAAAATGGTTGAAGTGATTCTAAAGGTGTTTCTAAAATATCATTAACAATTATAAATAATAACATAATACAAATATAAAAGAATACTTTTGTTTCAACGATTATTGTTTTATTTTTTGTATTACTATTAACATATAATATTGAATAAAAACATAATGTAAATAATATTACAAAATAAAAATAATTTTTAAAAAATATATAAAAATCACTTTTTTGAAAGGTACTTATTCCTTCTTTAATTCCTTGAAAAAAACTTTTTTTAACTTCTTCGCCTCCTATTAATTTATATAAATTATTTTGTATATAAATATTTTTTAAATTTCTAGTCATTACCTAGATATCTAATTACACACTAGAAAAATATATTAGAAAAATATTTTTTAATTTTATAAAAATATACATAAATGCGTATTATTTAAAAAAATATTACCTTTAATAAGAATATAATGGCTAAAACAACATCAGAAAATAAAACTAAAAAAAATGAAACTAAATCAAAAATCACAGTTGAAGAAACTGTTACTCAAGAACAAGTAACTACCGAATCTCCAGTATCTGAAATTCCAATTGATACTACTGTTGATGAATCAGATGAATCAAATACTGAAATTTTATTTAATAAATTAAATAATCAATTTCAAGATGTTCTTTCTGTAATGAAAACACTTCACTCTAACTTAAAAGTATTACAAAAAGAAGTTTTAAGAGAAAGAAAAGAATCAAAAAAAAAGGAATCAAAAATTAAGAAAAAAAGTGATAAAAAGAGAAGTCCATCTGGATTTGCTATGCCCGCTCCAATTAGCGAAGAACTAGCAAATTTCCTTGGATTACCAATTGGTTCTGAATTAGCGCGAACTGAAGTTACATCTAAAGTTATTGCATATGTAAAAGAGGTAAATCTTCAAAATCCAGAAAAGAAAAAAGAAATTATTCCAGATGAAAAACTTAATAAATTACTTACACCAAATGAAGGAGACATTATTACTTTTTTTAATCTTCAAACTCATTTAAAAAGACATTTCGGTCCTATTAAAAAAACTACTACTGAGTCAGTAACTGTTGTTTAAAAACTATAAGTTAATAGATAATTATTTAGTAAATAATATTATTTACTAAATAATATTATTTTTTATAATAATTAATTGATTTTTATAAAATATTTATTTCTTTTGAAAAAAATCTGTAATTTTTTTATTATCATTTTTTTCATATTGATATATTCCATCAATATTTAAAAAGTAGTTCATTAAATTTTTTTCAATATCCTTAAAATTTTTATCTTTTAATTTAGTTTCTTTCAAAAATATTTTTAATTCTTCTATCTTTGGTAATACCATTTTAACATTTTTATCAATACTGTTATATATTTCTTTATCAATAGGATTTTTAAATAATTCTCTTGCTTTCTGATAATCAAAGTTATCAGGAATAATAAATTTTTTATTATTTTCAATAATTTTTTCAATTGTTTTATATGTACTAATTAATTTATGTGCAGTTATTGGACCTAATCCATTTATTTTACCTGTATAATCACATCCACATAAAATACACATATCAATAAATTGCTCATATGTAATATTTAAATTATTTAAAATACCGTGTAAACAATATTCTTCAACTGTATTTTTTTCTGAATTAAAATTTCTTAAAAATAAATATCCACCATTTGCTAAAATATCAGTGTCTTCGGAAATACATCCATCAACAATATTATCTTTACATAATATTGCAAGTAAAGACTCTGCTTCACATGGAGCATGTATATATTTAATTCCAAATAAATCAAATAATTTTTTAGCTGCGTCAATGTGTTCAGGTGTTACATATATAATTTTTTTATTTATTTTATCATATTCAATTTTTAATTCTTCATTATTCTTTTCAAAATATAATTTTATTTCTTCTTCATCTAAAAATAATTTACTATTTTCAGTTGATTCTAATATTTTATTTTTAAATTCATCATAATTATTTCTTTCAATATTTATTATATTATCAATTAAATCTCTTTTTTGTATTAAATAATCACGTTTTTCACGTCTTTCTTGTAATGTATCACTTTTTTCTTTTGGTGGTTTCCCATCAAATATAAATAATGGTGTTATTTGATTTTTAAGTAACCTTAAAATTAATCTTGTTAGACCTTCAATATGGTCATCATTATTATATAAATATTTATATAAAAATATAGATAAATCTATTCCTAAAGTCATTCCTCTGTAACTATCTAATTTTCTAGTATTAATTGCTAATTTGCATTTTTGATTTAATATAATTCTTAAATTTTTAATTCCCATATGGATTATAATAAACTTATATATTAGTATTATTTTAAATAATAATATTCATTTTTTTATAATTATTTAAAAAAATTAATATTATTAAAAAATTATAGTTAAACTAATAAAATTAGAAAGCCAAGTATTTATTACCTGCATATTTTATATTATAATTATTTTCATTTATATTATCTATATTCCATTTTGTATAAATATTTTTATCATTATATAAAAAAACATTATTACTTTTATTAGGACATCCTAAATATTTATTATTATCTTCTCTATTATATAATGATTTTATATAAAAAATATTATTTTCATTATCATCTGTTTCAATTATCCATTTTTGACGACCAGAATCATCATCAATACCATAAAAATCAATTAAATTAAAACTAGAATGAATACTTAAATATTTATTACTATGAATTATATTTAATGGATTATTTATAGAAAAATTATTAATTGTAAAAACACAATGTTTTGATATATTAAATTGATCATTTATATAAGCCATTTTATATTATATATTATATATTATATAAATATTATATAAATATTATATAAATATTATATAAATATTTTATTTTATTGAAATATTAATCCCCAAAATCTTTCAAATACATACCCTTCTATTGGTGATATAGAACTTTCTAATAATAAAATTATTTTTTCATAAAAATGTTTATCTCTTTTAATAATATTTTTTTTACTTACAACAAATTGTGCTCCTACACCAAATTTAAATTCTAAATTACCTAATAAATTTCCAAATATTAAATAATGACATCCAATTAATGGTAATCCTGGATGATGAAAACATCCAGATAAATTTGTACTAACTATACTTTTAGTCAAAAATTTAAAATCAAAGTTATTATCATTATTTATTATATGATGTATATCATTAATAATGTCTGGAGAATGATCAAATGGATTTCCTTGTAAAAAAATTGTATAGTCTGCTAAATTATCATAATTATCAATAATATGTTGAATATATGTATGAGATTCACGCCCAATATTATCTAATTTAGTTACATTATTTATAAATTTATTATCTAAATCATTACCTTTATTATAAATATTACATATATTTATAAAGGGATCGCACCAATTTATGTCTTCATTATATCTAGAAATAACTATATTTACTTTCATTATAATAATTAATAATATTTTTTTAATTTCATTGTTAAATTAAAAAAAAATAAATTTATATTAAAAATAATTTTATATAATATGCATGATATAAAAGATCATCAAACATATAAATGGATTGATAGTTGGACTGATAGAATAGAAGAAATATTAGAACATATTCGTATAAATTGTGTAAATATGAGTAATTATCATAATGAACAACATCATTATTATAAAACAGTCTTATTAAGTTTCAGAATTCCACTAATAATATTGAGCGCCACCAATTCTTTCGCAGCAGTTGGATTACCTCAATATACTTCACAACAAAATGTCTCATTAATTAATGCATTAATATCATTATTCTGTGGAATTGTAACAAGTGTAGAATTACTCTTAAATATACAAAAAAAAATGGAAACAGAATTATCATCACAAAAAGATTATTATAAACTAGGAATAGAAATATTCAAAGTTCTTCATTTAGATAGAGATAAAAGAATGACAGATGCTAAAACTTTTTTAGATGAAAAATTTAGTGAATATCAAAAATTAATCCAAGCAAGTAATGCAATTAGAACTCATAAAAATTACTTTATTGATAGATTAACACCATTACCACCTGAATTAGTAAAGACTAATAATTTTTTAAATTTTAATATATTTAGAAATGATACACCAAATTCTGTTATTTCTAATGAATTAACAATTATTCCTGCAAATAATTCGGATGAAGAAGATAAAAATATAGATTTATCTGAAGAAAATTTCTATAATAAAGAAAAATTAAATAAAAATATTTCATTAAATCAATTTAAAAATAAAATAATTGAAAATGAAAATATTTTAGATCATAATTTTATTGAAAATAAAAAATTAAATAAAACTATTTCATTGAATCAATTTAAAACTAAATTTAGCAATAATGAAAATAATGTCTAATTATATTTTTAATTCATATAAACATAACCTTAAACTTTTATTTTTATCATTATTAACATTAACTAATCTATTATTTAATTTATATATATTTTTATTTATTAATTCAATAATTTTTATTACTGCTAATTCATTATTTATTTTATAATATATACTATATTTTTTAATAATATTTCCAAGTTTAACATGTTGGTGTAATAATATATTTTTTAATATATAATATGAAAATACATTTGTTTTCTGCGGGAAATCTTTATTACAAATATTATTTTTTTTTATAACATCTTCAATATTTTTTATATTATAATAATGCATTATTTTTGAACAAATATAATTAGAATATTTTAATTCATACTCAAACATAGTACTTAAATTTGATTTATTATTATTTTCTATTATATTAATATAAAACATATTTAATATTAGTGCAAAAGTTTCTGTAAAAGCTTCATTTAATAATATATTATATTTTACACAAAATCCATTACTAAAACTTTTAATCTTGTTAGAAAATATAATTTTTTCATCAATTAAATTTGAATGTATTAATTCATGAATTAAAACTTTTAATAATTCTTCCTTTCTAAATAAAATAATGTCACCATTTTTATGAAAATCAAGATTTGTTAAACCACTATTTACTTCATTTGCACTTAATACTGAATTATTTAATGGAAATAATTTTTTATTATATGTTTCAAAATATACTACTTTTTGACTATTATTAATAATATCACGATTAAATAAAATTTTTAATGCTTTTATTATAGTAAACATATGAATTATTATTTTTGGAATTTTATTATTTTTAATACTTTTAGTTGAATAATATACTATACTATTATTTTCGAATGTTATTATATAACTATATTTTATTGTATCTATAATATTATTTAAAATATTTTCTGAAGTAAAATTATTATTTTTTAAATTATCTATTTCACTATTATTATATATTTCAATTTTAATATTATTTATTGAAATATTATTAATTATTTTATAAAAATTATCATATAATTCCATAAAAAATTTATTACTTGCTATCTTAGAATAATTAGTAGTATTAATATTATATTTTTTTAATAAATTAAGTAT